ATGGACCAACCGCAACTTCTTTACCTATTACTGGAATTTTAAATTTAATTTCAGGAATACCAATATTTTCAATCATAGACATGAATGCATCTTTCATGCTTGTAATAAATTCAATATATGGTTTAATTAAATGATCATTTAACCATTTACTCATGTCACCAATAACTTCTTTGATTTTTTCTTTATCGAATAAACCGAATGTTAAGAAATCTATAATACCAGCAAGTCCAGCGATAAGTGCTTTACCAATATCACCTGTCTTTTGAAACTCTTCAAACCCATCCATAATACCCTCAAACAAAGCACCAACAATCATACCAATTGCGAATACTTTACCCAATGCTTTAAGAATCGCACCTGGATTTAATAGTGCTTTAAATGCTGTCATTAAACCACTACTTAACATACCAAAAATAGAATCTAATAAACCACCACCATCTGGTTTCTTTTCTTCTGGTTTTTTATCACCAGCATTTTTATGGGCACCACCAGTATTCTCAGCAATAATTTTTAAATATTCTAATTCTTGTTCTTGTGTATGTTTACCTTCTTCAGCAACCTCTGCTCCTTGTGCGGCTTCAGCAGCGGTAGAAGTTGGAGTTTTACCAAGTTCAGGAACTTCAGATTTCGGAATTAACCCAGCCATCTGAGCATTCTTCTTATCTGGACTAAACATTCTAGCACCACGATCGTATTTACTTAATTGTTCTGTTTGAGTCTGACGTTCATCAAATAGACCTTTATGGTGTTCACGTAATGTATCTTCATCAGCACCAGTCAATTTCTTTAGTGCATCAATTTTACTCTCATTCTTTTGGATTGCTTTTGTTGCTTTTTGAGCACCAGCAAAATCTGCTTTTAATTCTTTAACAGATGCTTTACTACCAAGTGCTTGTTGTTTCTTAACAAACTCATCTCTTGCCAATGTTTTATTAAAGATACCACCAACATTCATTGCACCAAGAACAGTTTTCTTTAAGCCACCATTAGCAATGCCATATTTTTCAGATAAACCAGCCTTTTTATCTGCCATTTTATCACCCAAAGTTTTAAATACTTTCATCCCCTTGGCCATTTCAGCAATATCTTTGGCTTCTTTATCCCATTCTTTTTGGAACTCTTCTTGAGTTTTCCAATATTTTCTGTTACCCTTTAATTGCTCTTTGGCAAGTTCAAACATCTTTTCTTGAATTCGACCAAGATCAGGCGCAGCTGCTTCAGCAGTTTCTGTTTTTACTTGTTTAGATATTTCTAACAGTTTTTTAATTGATGTTAATTCACCAAGCGATGCTTGTTGTGCTTCGAGCAACTGACCAAAACTTTCTTCCTGCGTTTTAGTTTGTTGTCTAATGCTAGAATTAACCGAGCTGTTACCTGTTCTTTTTGCCATTTTACATTCTCTTATTTGCTTCTATTCGTTGTTTTTCTTCTTCTAAATACTGAATTAACATAGCAACATAAACTTCTCTCTCAAAGGGTATCATATCTTCAATCTCTGCCAAGGAGTATTTGTGGTACTGCATTAAAGCGAAATTTAGTTTATAATAGTTCGCCAAGTTTTCATGACAGAGATTTATTAAAAAAAACTTTGCATTCCCTCCAAGGTTTTCTTATGATGTAAGCTGCATATTGGGCAGTCATATTCTACATCCTTTTTAATCCTTGGTAAAGTAGCAAAGAAATTTTGAACTTTAACAAATTGCTCAGAGTTTAAGTTGTATAAGAATTCAAGAAGTTCTTCTTTCTTTTGTTCTTTAGCATAGTGAATTTTGTCACCTTCATAAATTAAATCAATACAACTAGCAACAATATCAAAGATGTTATCTAGATCGTCTTGATCAGTTTTCTCTAATTTTGTCATTAATTCAATAGTTGGATATTTCATCATAATACCAACATCACCAAATAGATCTATTTTATTAGTATGACCCTCTGGGAACTCTACTTCAATTTTAGTTAGATCAATAGAGATCTTTACTTTTGCTTTTTCGTTCTGTTCACCATGATCAACATCACATGGGAAAAACAATTCAATAATTTCACCAACAGATTTGGCTCTAATTTGAGTAAAGATATATTCAAGATCAAACGTAGAAAGAGAATCTGGATCTATTTTATCTAAAATGCAAGATCTAATTACATCTTTCAAAGTATCAACCATAACAACAATATCTTCACTTTGTTGCGCAATTAATATTGACTTTTCTTCTTTAACTAAAAATGGGCGATACTTAACACTCTTTTTACTAGAAGGAATCACCAAATTATATGTTGGTGTACTCATCACTGGTAATGCCATAATTATTCTCCTTTATTCATATTCTTAATTAACTTATTCAATTCAGCTGTGCTACCAACAAAGATAGCATTATTTGTCACTTTATCAGCACTCTTCTTTGGACCATCTAATTTTTGTTTTTGCTGGTGTATGTCCAATAATTGTTGGTTTACATCAGCTAACTGTTTCATAAGATTACCCACAACTTCAAAAGCACGTGGATGTTCAGATTGTTTAGCAACTTCTAATGCATGATACAAAGCATTCTGTCCAGTTATTAAAAGTTCACGTAGGTTTGCTCTGGTTGTTTCATAGTCGGTTTCAATTTTACCATCTGATGTTTTTACAATTTCACCAGTAGTATTATCAATCACTTCAAGTTGTTTTTGTTGAGGCATTGTATCAAATACCTCAGATAATGTATCATCGATTTTCATATTTATCCGTCGTTACGGGTATTTCTCACTGGTGGATCGCCTGGGAATCCTGCGCCAAAACCTGCTGCTGGAGCTGGGGGTACTGCAAACGATTGGGCTGGGAATACTGGTGCAGGTATGCTAGGTGCTGTTGGCATGGCTGCTCCGAAGGCTGGCGCTGCTGGTGGGGTAGTTGGTGTGACATTAGTTGCGCTCCCTGCTAGTTTTTCTTGAGTTCTGCCAAATGCAGCAATACCAAGAACAGCACCCATGGCAATATGGAACAGACCAGCACCCTGAAGTGTTAATGGATTCCATTGAACTAATTGTTGATGTTGTACTGTTTGGATTAATGCCCAAAGGATTGGAAATATGACCATGTCAAAGAAACATACAACCATATACATCCAACCCATAGCTGGACGCCATTTCTTTTGCATCCAATCTTCGTCTTTTTTCTTTTCTTCTGCCATTGTGTTACCTCTTATTTAATATTCCTGGGATTGTCGTTACTATCTTTGATCCAACTGCACCCACCGCAAAATTCTTTAGTCTACCAATAAATGCATTTAATGGGTCATTTTGAACTTGAACAGCAGATGGTGTTGGATTAAATATTGGAGCATATTGGCTTGGTGTATCGCCCTGAAAATTCCATGGTGAGAATCCAGCAGTGGTTGAATCATTATCTATTACTGGACCATATTTACCAACAAGATAATATTTGTAAGCAAAGTTTACAGAAAGTTTCATAATATCTTTACCAGCATAATCTAGTTGTACAGCACCGATACTTTTTGGAAATGCTTCAAATAACTTTACACCATATCTTGCTTGATTCTTTAAATCTTGAACTTCAATAACAATATCATTTGTATAATTATCATAATAATTAAAGTTTCTCGTCATTGGATTTTGAATATCTAACATCCAATCATCAAAGAATTTTTTAACTTGAAGATTGGAATCAACATAGAAAGACATATTAATATCTTCATAAAGACGTTCATATGGTGCTTTTCTTACTTCACCAAATGTTCTCATATCTGATGTATTAAAGTTTGTTCCAGGTATCTGAACTTGATCACATAATAGAACTACATCCATTGCACGTACAGATTGCATACCTGCAAATAATACAGTATACCTATTCGTTCTGGCTACGCCATCTCGTTTAATCTTAGATATAAAATAATTTAATGGTGAATTTGCCATTTATGCTCTTCTTATTATTTTTCTGGAATCTGACCAGACTTGTTGTTTAGATGCGCCAACAAATCTTTCAACTGGCAATAACATAGCAGTTGCCCAATCTTCTGAATAGATTTGTCTGAATTGACTTTTTACATGACCATTTAAATATTGTTTTATGCAAGGTTTAGCTGGAGCAAAACGAGAAACGCCATCTATTAATGCCCAGCTATATTTAATTTTAGTAGTTTCATCCCAACGACTATTATTTTTAAATACTAGTAATTGGTCAAGTAATTTAATTCGTAAGTCATATGGTAAATAATGCATATTTAAACCATAGAAACCATCTGAAGTTTTTCTAAAAGGAAATACCAAAGGAAATCTATCATAATATGGTAAATCTTCTTTAGTTTTTGGATCATAAATATACATATATAAAGACCCTGGAGTAATAGAAGTCTTCATATGAGATGGCTCGCCTTTCAGCACTTTATTTGGAGTGATGTTTTGCTGAGCCATTGCGGCAACTTGTTTTTCAAACCATCCTCTAGATCTCTTTACCGCAGTTAAAAGATCAAATTTGTTTTGGTCGAAAACGTCTTGAATTGGTTTCTTTATAGCCATATTCTTTATTTAGGTTACGTAAGTCCAAGTTCTTTTTCTGTTATGATTTTAAATTCCCAGCCACGATCTTTAGCATATTCTGTAGCTGCTTTCCATTTTGCTTGATTTTTAATATATGTAACGGATTCAGCTAGATACCGTTGAGTTTGGCGTCCAGGATATACAGGTGGAATACACTGTTTAGCTGGTTTTACTTCAACCAAATATCGTTTTAATTTACCATCTTTTTGTTGAACTTGTATCTGAAAATCAACAAAATATCTGTGTATTTTATTATCAGTTGGACAACGATATGGAACTACAGTTTCTTCTGATTGCCATTTTACTATACTTGGATTTTTATCACACCAAGAAGCGAATCGAGTTTCCCAGCTAGATCTCATAATAATGTTCGTGGGGTCTCCAGTGTATTTTTCTGGATACAAAGGTTTAAATAATCTTTTATGGAACATAAATAAGAAATAGAATAGGTAATAATCTACTATTTAGAGAAAATAAATGCCAAATACATATGACAATTTCGGTAATGTTTTAACATCTACACCAGATGTTGTAGCATCAGTAACAATAGAAAATACTGGAAGTGGTGGTTTAGTTAATGCAAATTCTAATCCAGCCAGTGTTCCATTAAAAGCGCCAGCAGGAAGACCAGGTGGAATAACCAGCAATCTATATACTACACGTGGAGATCCTACTAAATTTAACAAACAATATGACGTTCAGAATTTTTCATATCCACAAGATTTAATGGCGGATGATGCTAGATATGGCGGTAATTATGCAATATTTTATATCAATGTTTCTACTGAATCAAAATTAATTACGAGAGACGCAACTCCTACAGTAGAAGATAATACACCTAGAGATCAAGGTGATTTGGTTGGGATGAAGGTTACTAAAACAGAATTAGTTGGGGCAAACGTAGTTACTGGTGCTGTTGATGGTGCAATTGGTGGTGGACTAATGACTGGTGATGTTAAAGGCGCAGCAGTAGGTACTGCTAAGGGTGGTGCGGTTGGTGGTGTGGTTGGTGGTATAGTTGCTTTAAGTGCACCTGATGCAATGAGAAGCCAGAAACGATTAAAAACAGCAATTGCTTTACATATACCAAATAATCTTTCTGTCAGTTATGGTGTAGAATATAGTGAGGAAGATACCGCAGGATTTGCAATGGGTGCTGCTTTAACTCGTGCTGGAATAAGTACTGGGACTGAAATAGTAAAGGCTCTTGGTAGTCTTGGAAAAGATGGTGATGTTTCTGGTGCAGCAGGGAAAGCAGGTAATACTATTGGAGGGATAGCAACAAATCTTGCGCTATCAAAAGGTCCAAATGGTGCTGGAAATTCAGTTGCTACTGGAATGGCTGCAAATCCAAAGAAAGAACAAGTATTTAAAGGTGTTCATTTTAGAACATTTAGTTTTGAATATAAGTTTTTTCCACGTAATGAAATTGAAGCGCAAAATGTATTAAATATTATTAAAATGTTTAAACTACATATGCATCCAGAATTTAAAGATGCTAATAATTTTGTTTATATCTATCCATCAGAATTTGACATATTTTATTATACTAATGGTACAGAAAATGATAAGATACATCGTCATACATCCTGCGTATTAACTGATCTTTCTATTAACTACGCACCAAACGGAATGTTTAATACATTTGACAATGGTATGCCAACTCAAATTGATATAACACTGGCATTCCGTGAATTGGCTCTTCTTACTAAAGATAAAATTTTGGACGGACTATAAATGTATTTTAAAAACTTCCCTCAGTTTCTTTACGACTTTGATATTAAAACAACAGTTGGTAATGGAACCCAAGCAGTATTAACAGCAGACTTAGCAGGACAAACAGTTGGTGCAGTAAATATTATCAATGGTGGCTCTGGATATATTAACGCCACCATTACTTTTTCTGCACCACAAACTGGTGATTTAGCAGCGCAAGGATTTGCTGTTATAAATTCTGGATCTATAACTGATATTATTATTACTGAACCTGGAACTGGATATGAATCACCACCATTCGTCACAGTTTCTACACCATACACTCATCAAGAAACAAATACAAAAGCATTAGCATTAACAGATATTACTAGAAATATTCGTTTCCGTAGAGATATTTTGGCTA